ATGTAATAACAGCTTTCTAAAGGCGTTCCTACGCGGCATGCTTCTGCACTTCTAGAGATAGCATCTTGACAATCTGACATAAATCCCTCACAAGATATATTCAAGCCAACTTCTTTTGTCTTCTTTATCTGAGGGTATGTCATTTGTCCATTAATTGAAATTAGGGAAATGAATTCTGTTAAGATTGTCTGTGTATTTGTTTTCTTAATGCTGTCATTAAAGCCATGCAGCTTCATCATAATTCTATGCAATACTCGAAATTTTCTAAGTTCTTCCAAATCATTTCCACGCAGAATTAACAAGTAGTCATCTGAATGTTCCATATGTTCACAGTTAATCTTGCTTTTTGGATATAATTTCGACCAAATATACTTAGTGTACTCTGTGCAAGCCACAGCTTTCAAAGAACTAGCATAATTCATTAATCCTTGCAAAAAGTTTTGCGTAGATTTTATTTTCAAGGAATCCTTTTTCATATATTCGGTTGCATTTGTGAAATGAGTTGTATTTTTTAATATGGTTGTTGGTATATAAATGTCCTTATTAGCCCATGCTGCAAAAATATGACAAAGAAGTTTCACAATAGGTTGAGGAATGCTTTCGGCTAATCCTAAGGTAAATGCTTCAAAAACTTGTAATGTTTCAGCAGCAGACCATTTTGTGCAGTCTCCATTAACACTTATCAAATGTTCATCTCTTTTCTTTAATTTCATTTGAACGTTGATCATGTCTTGCATTTTCAATAATTTTGTATCACCTGGGATTGAAATCATTTCATTTCTAGTTTTAAGACAAAGAGTTTTAAAAACATTTTCACAAAGTCGCATCATACCCTTAGCACCAAGATTTACAACATAAAATTCACGTTTAGACCCATACTGTGCCTTAATACAAATATCAGCCACAACACGAGATGAATTTTCAATAATATGCCATGTCACCAGATCTATTAATGTTTTAATATCTTTTTTACTATATAATGTATCAACTAAGCAATCATGCACTTTCAAACGTTGAGATCCATGCTTCATTGGTACATAATTTGTGCTAGTAGTGTATAAAGAAATGTAATGTCGCTCTTCATATTGCAATGATTGTGTTTCTAATTTAGCTTTACGCAAAATTTGTTTACGTTGCAAAACTGTTAACTTTTTGGATTTTCGTGGAGATATATTGTATGATGAATCGATGGATGTTCTATTAGGTTTACGAGGTATTTCAGGTATACATGCTTTTGTTGATGTCAGCGTCATGACTGGTTCATTGACAATAGAATGTATTTCTTTCAGTTTCAATTTCATATCCTTATCATGTGACAAATGTTGAGCAGAATGATAAACTGTGCTTAAGGAAAATCCAACAGATATTGGCTTCAGTAAATGTTGTTTTAATTGAGTTACGTCATCAATTTTACCTTGTTTTTGATCTTCAGTCAGCTCATTGAATAAATTTTGGAATTTCAAGATTGTTTGAACGGCTTTGACAGATTCACTATGTTGACTTGATGGTTCTTTAGGAGTGTGAACATATACGTATAAATCGTCCAACAAGTCTTGACAAGTGTACAATGCTATATCTGTCCAACAAGATTGTATATTCAAAGTACCTCCTATGCTGCTCAATTTTCTATCAGTTCCCTCAAAAATGGGGATATCCATGCTAAATGCTTTTGTAGTTTGATACTGTTTGCATGTTTCACTTATTTTTTTTAATCTTTGGACTAACCAACATTCAGTACAATTTGCATAAGGAGGTGCAAATTTGTCAAGTATATATTGTGTAGGATTAGAATACTTTGAGTATGCTAACATTATGAGGTTTTTTAAATCTGCAGCCTTTTCTGCTACACATTGAGCTACAGACAATCCTAAACAACCACGTAAAGCAAGAGTATGCTTAATTTCTTCAGTCATGTCTAACCCTATTTGTGTTTGATCCGAAATATCCCATCGTCTAGCCGTAAATGTGAAACTGGTTGAGATTGTTTGGTAAAAGACATCTCTTGCAAAACTAGTACGTGCTGCTGTTAAACGTCTCCAGTTTGTCACATAAATATAGAAAGTTTTCATGTTTACAATTATACTTTGCATATAAACTTTTCCATAAACATCGATATATGGTATTATTCTGTCTGTGACGCCTATTGTCATGAATGATTTACCTGTATCTTTACCTTTGTCATGGTAAGACATTCTAACAATATGTAACATATTTGGACATCCAGCAGTAAAAAAAGCATATTGATTATGAGGTTTGCTTAATGATAGAAAATGTAGTAATTGTTCATTGATTAAACTTTGTATTTTTAAGAATTTGTAAGCATTTGAATTTTGATATAAATTGTGTAATGCGGCTATCTTATCCATGCATGCTAATTTTGTTTGATAAAAAATATCCACATCAACGCCAGGTTTTGAAAGTAAGAAATCATCAATAGCTGTTGTAGAATCTTCATAATCATTTGTGTCTTCAGCCAGATGGTCCAATAGCAATTCGAATGTTGCTTCATTTTCTAAAGCAATAGATTTCCGTTCACATAACTTTTCAGCTTGATTCAATTTGTCTTTCATTGACAAGCCTACACCAGATTTATTTAAATACAACATAGACGATGTAGTAAAGTTGGAAGGAGGTATACGGATGATTTTTTGTCTCAAACTTGCAATTTCATGTGTTTTCTTTTTTTCTAAACCCATTTTTTCTAACGAAAAATCCATAAAACTAGGAACTTGTCGGGCATAAGTATTTCTGGATAATTCTTGAAGGTGCTGCTTGTGCTCTGTGTATTGTGCTCTCAATTCGATATTTTCATCCCAATTTTCAACTGGTGCACCATTGTTAAATATGTTTTTATCTTGAGTTGATCCATTGCAAATCTGGGCAACAGACTTTGATACATCCATTACGAAATCCCAAATTGGTTCTGATGCATTAGCTCTTAAATTTAGCATTAAAAATTGGACGATAGCACTGATTTGTGTTTGTTCAGGGTTTAGTCCAGAAGATGCATATGTTTCCAGTGATGCATTAACAGATTCAGTTGTTGGTAGCAACATTGTATAAATTGATGGTTTTGGAGTTGTATATGGCATTTTTTCATTTGCTGATCTCAATAGATTCAACCCATTAATGAAGTGCTCTGGCTTGGTTTCTTGCTCAATAAATGATTCTATCAAAGTTTCATCCTCCATCAGCAATTTATAAGCTTCAAGCATTGTTTCTTCTGTTTTTAAATTGTCTTCTAGGTTACTAATTTGTTGTTTATTAGGTAATGTTTCAATAAATGAATAGGCCTCGTCAATATTGCGCTGCACACTTGCCAAATCTGTTGCTTCGTCTCCATATTGTGATTGTAAATAATCTTGCAATGCCGCTTGATTTACACACTGACCTTTAATTAATGACAATTTTTTGCTAATTTTGACACTACCTTTCAAAACATAATCTACAACCCATTGTTTATATGTGAAATAACCTTGTAAAACATAAAGATCAACTAATTGCAAAAAATTAGATGAATCCACTTCCACAGAAAATGGGCATATTTTACACTCTCTATGTGTTGTGTTGCTAATTATTTGCGCAGCATTTTTGTACTTTTCTATTTTGGACCACGTTGCTTTTTCTGTGTTTGTGGACACAGTTATATCAAACCACACATCATGATTCAATTTAGGATTGATATAAATGATATCTGGGGTTTGTTTAAATTCTGAAAACTGTGGATAATATTGACAAATTGATTGATCTGAGGTGAATGGCATATTCAGTAGCTCACACACTGCAGCTAAATATAGATTATGACGACATCTATATAAAGTATCCAGCTGCACATAATTTTGTTTATCAGTTGATCCAGGTTCCAATTGCTCAATTGTGCTCAAAACAGATTGTAAAGTTGTCATGCTGTGTAAGACGTGTGTGTTTTTTCAAAAATAATAATGTGTTCCCC